AGTGGAAATAATGGATTTGATGATGTCTTGCGGGTTTTCCTCAGTGGTAAAAGCTCCATCACAGCGATAACGCTTCTCAGTGCCGCCAGCGTCCAGCGCAACATCCTCATCGCAAATGTTTGCCGCCACATTAAAGGCATCGTCGTCAATTTCCGATGCTTCTGCAACCCCGGAATAGATTAAATAATCTCTGAGGATTAAGGCTGGGTTTCTTCCTATCTCAACGTCACTGCTGTCTGTAAATGCAGTTTCACCCGTCCTTGGATCATATACCTTCTTGCCCCTGATTAGTGATGAAATCACTGGAACTCCGTTAGGAAAATAGTCTCTGTCATAATAATATCTAGGAGCCAAGTACGCCACACCAGCAGCAACATGGTCATTATCCCAATCCGACTTAGTTAAGGATAACAAAGATAGGTCGACATATTCTTGGTCTAAAGTGCCAAACCTTTCATTGTAGTAGATAGCCCCAGGAAAGCGAGATAAACCCTCCTCATTTGTTACCTCAGCAACTCTGAAAGAACCAAGCAAAACACTCTTTGAAGATACCCTTTCGTCATTAAAATAAACCTCTTCAAAGGCGTCGATCTCATGGTCGGCAAAGGCTACCATCTGAGAAAGTAGAGTCCCCGTCACATTTTGCATAAAAACAACGCCGCCGACTTTAGTTCGACCATATACCACTTGAGTCGGAGCGTTTGACGACAAAGCGTTTACATTTACACCATATCCACCCGAAGCATTACCGAGGCTAGGTTTCGGCGCAAGAGAGTTTAAAGCATATCCGAGGGCTGCGTTGAAAGCAAAAGAAGCAAATACTGCTTGAGCGCCAGTCCATACACCGAAAGCAAAAACACTACCAGCAGCAGCAGCGACCGCAACACTGGACGCGGTGGACACTGCGGCGACAACAAGAGTAACAGGGTCTTGAGGTATGTCCTTCATATAGGACTGCGGCCCCATTGGGCCTTGGCTCAAGAATGATGTGCTTCTGTAAAGACCTCTCAAGCTCATTTTAGACCCCAGTATAAAAAGTTTGGCTCTGGATACGATAGTACCAAACCATTGTCCCCAACGAAAGCACAATACTTTCCAATCTGAACCCCAAAGGCGAAAGGCAAAACACCTTCCTGCGGAAGCGCGACTATCGAACCTCTAGGAGCGTAATTTGTGCTTAATCTCGTTAGCCTGTCGTCCAATCCGTCAGTCAAGTCACTGTAGCCACTTTTTTCCAGAAAGCGTCTGTATTTGACCATTGCGCCTTTTTTTGTTGAGTACCCCTCAATGAACTCATCAGCAAATCCAAGACCTCGCATCTTTATAGCTGCGTTGTTCGCAAAGGTTATGCAGTCATGCGGCCCCCAGCGGAAAGGTTCATCACGCACTGAATCTATCCAGTTTGCAAGGCGAATATCCCAACCTTGGAACATTAGGTTTTCCCCCAATTCAGAGGTTTGCCCTGCAAGTCATTAATAAAGTCAAACGCTTTGTCTTCATTTGACCTCGATGGAAATGCGTCACGATATTTCTTCTTCTGGAACTCAGAGGTGTAGCGTGTGGTCTTGGCCCGCTGAAGGTCAATTAGCTTGTTCTCAACAGAAAGGGATATTGTTGATGACTCAGGGTTTTCTTGGATATTCATTTCATCCATGTATCCAACAAAAAGATCAATCATGACCTCTGGATCACCCGCAGTGTTATCAACGTCACTGGTGTCTTCTAAAGTGATGCCAATGCCATCTTCCGTGATGGTCTTGTTTTTGTTTGCGTTTAGCATCCCAAATTTGATACGGCATATACGCCCCTGATAGGGCTGCTGAAGCGCCAAAGCTACAATCTCGCTCGGCAACCCAGACAAACTTATTGTTGCACCAGCGGCTCTTAAATCGGCTGTTTCAGTGACATTAGAGACTGTTAGGAATTGCCCAGCACCAGTATAAACATTGCCGCCGTGGGTTATCTCCCCAAGACCCGTCCAGAAGTATAAGTTTGTTGAAGGTATTATTGTCCCACCAAAGTCGAGAACCTCAGTGCCAAACTCCAGATCAACCGCGAAGAATGGAAATATCTCATCAAGCTCAATGACATTTTGTATTTTGGATAAATCACGGCTCATGGGATTACCTGAACCGCTGCAAAAGTAATCCCATAAAGGGATGAATTATCTATAGACCAATCCTGTTGTCCTGAATTTAAACGCCAGCGACCTCTCGCATTGGTAACAACAACCGTTGACCCATCCGCCGAAGCACTTACAACATTCGGCCAAATATCGAGCGTTGCTTGACCCGACGCATTTGTGTCTATTTGAGTAAGAACCTTGTGAAGGGTGGCTGTCGATGCTGATCCAAACTGAACATAATCACCAGCTTTCAAGTAACCTGTCGCGCTTGCAGGTAGCCCGTCAATAGCAATTGAGGAACCTGTTTGGCTTGCTCCGTTAATGGCCGGAGAACCTGGCGCGCTAGATGCTGACCCTCTTGGAGTTGCCCTGTTGGGATCACCCATTAAAAATGTGCCAGCGCGCCCGTTAAGGCTCAGCAACCAAGCAGTCCATTCCTCTGCTTTTTCGTATTTCATCACTGGAAGCTGCACTTCAGCTTCCCAACGCTGACCTGAGTGATTGTGAATTTGCTGCTTGTAGGTGAATGGAGAACTCGTCATAGCTGTTTGGTTGACAGCACGAAGTGTAATACTTGAAATTCCAGTAACCGTTGGCAAGTCTCTCGGATAACTAATAGCCATTAAAATGCTCCCGCGAATGAACCACCACGGCGCTTGGCATCTAACACCGCTGCCTTGCTCGCTTCTTGTATCTGGGGCATTAGACCCACAATTTCAGCACGAACAGTCTGCTGGATACCAGTGGTCACGTTGATCGTTTGATTTACAATCACCTGACCTGCACTTTGACGCTTAGTGTGATCCGTGACGGTCTCTCTTGGATGCAACATGGCCATAAAGCCACCTTTGCCGTCCAAGCCGCCTGCGCGTGGCCCGTTGCCTGTGTAGCCGCCGCCAGCAAAGGTGCGGGCCTGCGGACGGACGTTTCCTGTTCCCAAAGGCATCGACGGTCCTGAAACCTGATTAGCATTGAAGTAGCCGCCGACGGCGCTGGTGATAAACCCAGTGATCTGCTTGACCACGAATACGCGATAAAGCTCTTTGATTATCTCAGAGGACATGGAGCGGAATGCGTCTTTTGTTGACTTTGTACCATCAACAGCACTCATCATGGCATCCTCGAATGATTGACCGACAGATTCCATTATCCCATTAAGCCGCTTCATAGCTGGTGAAAGCTCACTGTCAATACTGACTGCTGTTTTGGATACAGCGTCCCCTCCAGCGTCAAACACTTCATTAAGAGCGTACTGAGCTGCAGCTAAACCCTTAGTTGAACCAAGAACGTCAACATAATTGTTGGCAGTATCGTCTATCGTACCGAGGCGGGACTTGAACAAAGCGTTGGCAGCGTCAACGGCAGCCTGAAGACCGCTTTCAGATCCCAATATGTCAATATACTTGTTAGCTGTGTCATCTATTGTGCCAAGTCTAGCCTCATACAGCGCATTAGTAGCTATAACAGATTTCTGAAGCCCTTTTTCTGATCCCAATATATCAGTATATTTATTAGCTGTGTCATTTATTGTGTCGAGAGAGGATTTGTGGGCCTTATCAACAGCTTTGGCTTGATTCAATATGTTAGTAACTAATCCAAATTGCTGCGCGTAATCCACCAACTGCTTCTCTAACTCAGGCGTCAATAATTCGTTTGCAGTTAAGGTGTCAGTAACAATTTTAAGTTTCTTAGCGGCTTCTTCACGGCTTTTGGCGTCCAGACCATTCATGATGTTTCGTAAATCTTGCAAATCTCTCAGATTGGCTACAGCTTCTTCATACTCAAATGACATGGGTTCAGTAGGGTCAACTCCCTCTGGAAGAGCATCCAATTCATTTTGCAACGCGTTGACTTGACCTATAGCCCTGTCAAGGTCTGCCTGCGGGGCAAACTTATCAATTACGTTAATAATAGCCGCGCCACGCTGCTCTTCAGCAACTCTCTCTATCATATTAAGAACGCTAGAGTATTCGGCCAAAACCATCTGCGCTGGCTTTGACATACTCTCTCCAAGAGCCTCAAAGTCAACTTGCTTCAAAGTGTCAAATGCTTTGTTCAAGTCTTCTACTGCTGTCTTTGCATTCCCTGAAGCCTTTGAAGTCTTCTCCGCCACAACTGCAAACGCCGCAAAGATAGCTACAGCAGCACCGACAACCGCACCAATCGGGCCAAATATTTGCAGCAATTGTGGAGCCTGTTGCCCAAACGCCTGCATCTTGGAAGTGCCGTTGGCGACTTGAACTGCAAAGTCACCTACCTGATAACCTGCCTGCTGCATCCCGCCCATGGCAAATTTGCGCATATTGGTATTGCCAACAGTAACACTCCTGTTGAAGCTGCCCATTTTGGACTGAGCGTTTTGCACTGATTGACCAACACGCTGAGTGGACTTGGATACTTGGTCTAAGCCCTTAACTGCCGCATTGGTCTGGGCGGCGATAATAATGTTGATCTTTTCACTCATTTTTATCCCGCTCCTCGATCAGCGCAAAGTATGCGATCCATTCATTATACTCCGAAAGGCTGATTTCCTCAATCTCTGAGATGGTCTTGCCTAATCTAAGCGCCAACCCAAGGAGGTTGAACCTGAATGGATCGCCCTTTAGTTTTTTAGATGATCCTCTGTGCTATCAGTATCAAAGATAGAACCAAAGACCTTCGCAATCACGTTGACAGGCTCGCCAAGAAGGATCGCCTTGTCTTCCAATGTGAATGCTTTTTCGCCAGCCTCATCCTCGCACTTAACAATAATCATCTCGACCATTGCACTCATGCTGGGTTCAGCCAGAAAGTTAGGATATTTGCGCTGTACCTTCTCAATGTCTCTTGCGGAGACTTGCGTGAAGTAAAGGCGAAGCGGATTTTCCGCCTCGCCCCACTCTTCAACGTCAGAGAAACCACGCTGCTGTTCCGCACGCTTCGCCGCGATACGTTTTGCTAGGGTCATGTTTTACACCGTTGTTTGTGTTAATGCACCATTACCCTGCACTGAAATTGACATTTCTACAAGCCCATCAAAAGAGGAGCTTACAGAGCGACCTGTCACGATGGCAGAGCCACCAAGGTAAGTGTCGCCTGTCGTGTCACCCTCTGGGTAAAGGTTCAGAGTTACTTCTGCTCCAATTGTAAGCGCGCCCTGACCTGTCGTGTCACTTTCATCCCAGAACACGTCAATAGAACCAGAAAAACTGGTTAATGAAGGTTTATATGTGCGGGCGGAGTCGCCCATAGAAGTGTCTTCAATAGTGTCCGCAGTTTCCTCAATTGAGAATGAACGGATTTCTGCAATTGCGTTGGAACCGACCTTTACGGTGCCTTCGCTACCAGCGTGCGTAGCCATGGTGTCTCTCCTTATCTGGCCGTTTCTACATCATCAATGTCAGTACAATACTCAACACTGAAGTTTAATCTGGCGACACCAACAGGCTGTTCGGCCTCGCCAGAGAAATCTATTTCAGTACCCGAAAGCACTGTTGTCTTCGCAAGACCGTTCAGCGAAAAGTCCGCTGCAATGGCCTCCTCGACCTGAACGCAAATTGCGTCGAGATCATTATCCAAATTAGCCGTAGCCAACGCGTAAACGTCAACATTGACTGTCAGCGTTCTCATAAGCGTCTTCCGGCCCAAAGTCATCAAGCTGGACTGCTCGGCGCCCGCATAAACTGTTATAGCAGGTAATTTTGCCTCTGTCAGCGGGTACACACGGCTATTGTATACACGAGATGAAACCAACGCGACTCCGCTTGTCAGCAGCGTTGCCATTTGGCTTCTGATTTGCTGACGAACGTGAGCCATTATGATTTTTCCAATTGCACTACGGTTACACCAGTTCCATCATGTATCCATGCGCGAACCACATATGTTACGCCCAATATTACCATAACCTCGCCCTCACCGATAGACGGCAAGTCAGAGGTTCTGCACGTCAGGCGAGGCTGCTCTTGGTGAACAGTGATAAATCCGCCATTATCAACAGGGATCGTCTCATTGTCAAAGATAGCGTTGATGGTGCCGCCATCATATGTGACAGCAGTGGCGAAATCATCAACGTCCATGATTGCAGCAAGATCACTCGTCAGTGGCAGCGCCATCTTTGTCTTCCTTTGGTTCTACATAGATTTCGGCACAACCGCGTGAAATCAGCTTACTCGCCACTGGCGGGGCTACGTCATGGCTGGTGCCACTCTTATAACTCTTTCCGCCCCAGGTGGCTTTCTTCAGCAAGGAGATCATCATTTCTTTGACTTCCGAGTGAATGTTTTGGTGGCTTTGCTCTTTGGCAGGGAAACGGAACGGTCTTCAGATTCCTTGACGGGTTGCGGAGCATCAACATACTCAACGCGGCCCATAGCAGTCAAAGAGCGAGCATTCTCATCAGATAAATTCATAATATCGCCAGCGTTGCAGCGGGTGTTGTCAATGACGCAAGATTTCAAAACTAGATATGGCATATAAAACTCCTAGTGGGGTTGGTGGGGACCAAAGCCCCCACCAGTGATATTATGCGCCGTCGTTGTTAAAGGCAAACGATACAGCGTGACGTACAGCCACGTCGCATGTTTGCAGTGCAACGATGCGTACAGTGCCGCTTGTGCTGCTGGTGTATGGATCAACAACAATGTCCAAGCCGCCGTACATGCCGATCAGCAAGTCAGCAAAGTTGCCGAAATACAGATCGCCTGCTGTGACTTGGTTTGACACGATGGTGTTGTAACCATTCATGTTGCCGTCTGGGCCAACTACGAACTGGCCTGAACCAGCGTCTTTTGCAGTTGTTTTCAGAGCGCCGTACATGCCTGCTGGGGCGATGTATGCCAAGTTGCCGGACAAAGCATTGTCTTCTGCAACAGCAGTTTCCATCGCAACAACTTCTGCGAAGGTTGGGTTTACACCAGCAAAGCTTGTTGGAGCATTGATGCCAGAAGTGTTTTTCACACCTGTTGGCTGACCAGATGAACCCGTTCCTGCCAACGCACCCAAGTCAATTGCCAGAGCAATTGCAGTGGACAAGTCGTTACGCACGAGGGATTCAATGTCCAAGCTGGACTGCATCATCATCAAACGTGTGATGTCTGTGAATGCGCCGAGTGTTTTTGGTGCCATTGTGACTTGGCCCAAAGTTGGCTCACTCTCAGAGGAAGCGCCACCTTCAGTGGAAATCCATGCTGCTGCGGATGCGGCAGTTTTCTTTGGGATTTTCACGTTGCCGGACAAACCAGACAACATTGTAGCGCCAGCCTGCATAACCGAAGATTGGTTGCGCAGAACGTCGATGAAAGAACCGCCACGGAAGTCGTCTGCGATTACGGCAGCGTCATCTGTGGTGTTGATGTCACGAACAGCCCATGAACGAAGAACTTCATTCGGGATCATGATGCCTTGAGCTTCGCGGCCATATGCTTCAGAAGCTGCGGCAGATGCCTCAAGTTCAAAAGCGGCAGCTTGCTGTGCAGCACGATCAGTTGGGTTGGCGTGAGCGCGGATCGCTTTCAGCAAAGAGAACTGGCGAACTTCTTTCGGTGCAAGACCGATTTCAGTGTTGTCCAGCGGCTTGTTGCCGATTACATTCAAAAGCTCGCCACGGAACTCGGCCAATGTGCGGCCTTCTGCAACGGCTTTTTCAGCCATATCACGCTGCTGGTGCTTACCACCAAGAGCATAGATTTCGGCATGGTCTTTTGCGGCGGCGCGAACAGCTTCGGCCTTCACCGCTTCAATGTCAATATCGGACATAGTAGCCTCCTTTTGAGGGGTTGGGTTAGGTGTACGGTGTTGAAGGTCGTCATCTGCGCTCCGACCAACGCCGACTGTCCTGTCAGCGGGGATAGATACAACAGAAACTTCCATTGGAAGCCAATCGACAGCACGGTAGCTACCCTTGCCATCTTGTTCCAATTTGTTGACTTGATAGCCAACAGAGATGTTGCTGCGAATACCGTCAGAAACATCATCAAACACATCTTTGGCAAGTCCGTTCTTTCCGAAACGCACTGTCGCACGCAATCTACGCGCCGAGCCATCCAATGTGACTGATTCCACCACTCCAATTTGCTGGCGAGGATCGTGATCCAGCAGTAAGGGAGCGCGACCACTATTCAAGAACGACAGGTCAATGCTGCGCTCAGAGTGATCTAAAACTTCATTTCCATATCCACGCTCGACTGGCTCCTCAGAGGATACAGCGATCTTTACGCGGCGGGCCTCAACGTCAATAACATCGGCGCCAGCGTCCATAGCGCGCGTTTCCATACTGTTACGCTCAAAGCGCTCTTCAGTAGTCTCTTCATCATCTTTTGCGTATGTGATGATGATTGTACTTTCGGTTTCTTCAATGTTTACAATGTGGCGCTCTTCGCCCTTGTAGCCACGCTTCGCTGTTTTAGTCAAAGTGGAAAACCGATGGCCGACCATTGTACCGGAAGCCTCGTATCCGTCTTCGCCTTCGCGGTAGACTTCAATCAAAGCAGCGGGGTCTTCTGCATCACCGTTGATGGTGAAATCAGAGTCAGGCACATCAATCTGGCCATCACGCTCAATCCGCTTAACTTGACCATAAGCAGAGCCGCCGGAGCTGTCCCACTGCACATAATCGCCAACGCTCAAGCCATCAGGCTCGGCTCGCACTTCAACTTCATCAACCATTACTTCGCCCTCGGTATTTTCGGGCATTATATCAGAATTTCCGACATTTTCCATAGAGCGTTCCTTTTCCATTCTATCAGCTAATTTGCGCGACCAACTGAAGCCAGCATCGCCGCCCCAGAGCGCCCAGGCTATGCGCCCGTTTGATGGATAGCCATCCTCGCCAGGACGGAAACCCTCGGCTTTCTTATCAACCTCATGCCGGCTGAAAAAAGAATACATTCGCTTGACTGTATCGTCAGACAAGTTCTTACCATTTGAAATGTCACGCGCACGCGCAATGCCAACCTCAGTGCCACCGCGACCATGCTCACTGCGCCAATCTAAGCCCCTCTTTGCCTCAGATACCATTCCGCTGGTTGGTTTATTCGTCATTGACTTCAACCTCCGCTGGGACGGGCTGCTTATCGCCAAATGGCTCATACGCCATTGATAAGTTGTAGGCAGCGGCCATTTCCTTGTCACGGCTAATCTGAGAGAATGTTTCCTCTGCATCTCGGCCATAGTTGGCTGCAATATCAGTGTGACTCAAGATACCGTTTTGCAGGCCGACAACAGCAGCGTTGATTTCCTTCAGAGGATCAACCCACTGGAAGCCACGCGCTCGCCAAGAGATGCCTGCGCTGAACTTGGCCACCTTGTTTGTGCCAGAGATCGGAATAACGCCAAAACCCATCACATGCTCAAGCCACTCGCGGAAAAGAGGATCAATAAAGTGGTCGATCATAAAACGGTGCAAGGTGCGGTAGAAATCACGCTCCTCAAGCGCACCCTGTCGGATAGAGGAATAAGACGTTCCCTCCAAGTCGTTTGCCAGTGATGTATAACTAACACCCAAACCGCCAGCTATCCCGCGCAAGACAGCCTTCTCAAAGTCAGCAAATGCTGAATTAGGATGGCTCGGATCAAACGCAGTAAAGTCAACGCCAGCAGGGAGCTGATGGAATGTTCCAGCCTCGGCATCATAGATAGGAGTCACGTTATCTTCGTAATCGTCCGCAGTGAAGCCATCGCCCGCCGGAGACGTGAAGAAACCCATCTTAGCCGCGCCAACGCGGGCGGCAACCAGTTCGGCCTCACGATATCCGTGCAACATCTTCAAAGAAGCTATAGCGGAAACTGACCAGGGGACACCGCGCGTCTGATCCGCACGATCTGGGCGATAGATGTGCATCATGCGTCCAGCCGGAATGCGAGTGCGCTTCTTGCCATTTGCAAGTGTAGTGTAATCGTAATCGCCAGGGTGAGCCGTCAAAACGTGATAAGCAACAGGTCGGCGGGTAGACTCGTCGATCTCAATTCCCATGCGAATAGGGTTGCCGCCGCGAACGCGCTCATTGTGATCCTCGTCAATCATGTCAGGCTCAATGAGCTGCAAAGCATACCCCTGACGCAAATAGTTCGCACGAACCTTCATCAAGAACACTTCGCCATCCCTAGCAACGCCAGTAACCACATGGTTCAGCAAGTCAATCATTGACATCTGACCATCAACGGTAGGACCACCGTAACGGCAGAACTCATTCCAAGCAGACTCAACAATATTATTGCCGCCGATGTCCATCCCGCCATCTGGGTTGCGGGCTTTCATCTGAAGCCGAATGCCACCCTCTCCGACAACATTCGTGCGCAGCAATTGCAGATAGCGGCGCATGTATTCGTTATTTCTCTCCAAGTCGCGCGATCTGTTGCGCAAATCACGCAATACTGGATATATCTCGCTATCTGCACTGCGATTGCTTGCATTGAAATCAGCGAAAAGCCGCCCTTTACTGGCGGCTGCATAGTTTCTGCGACTTTTCGGCTTTTTAGACCGACTGAAGATGTCCAAAATGCCCATTAGCTAAATCTAACCTTTACAGTTGTTCCGCTGGCTTTACCGCTCTCTATTCTCAACTTACGACGATAAGCCAAGACCTCTTGACGATACCTGTCGCGGGCGACCATCAACTCATCAAAAGTCATCTTAGTTAAAGAGCGACCAGCAATGCTATAATTAGAAACATCACTGTCAGCTTTTCCTTCAAGTATAGTTTCGATCTTGTCCAGCATGACCTCTGAGTGCGTCCGAGGATCAGTGCCATTAACGTCAAGGTCAACTACAGCCTTAAACTCACCGCGCTGGACAACAATGCGGTTTCCACTTGATGTCTCAGTGACCTCAAGCTGCCAATGATAGAAACCAGCGTCAAAATTAGCCGAGTCCGAGCTACTAACAGTGAACAGATAATAATCTGCGCTGCCAACTCCAACAATCTTGATCTCGCTGCTTCCGCCCTGAGTTACCCTTGCCACATATTCAGCACTATGTGTAGCGGAAGGATAGTCAGATACTAGATCGCTGCGCTTCCATTGAAGAAAGTCACCGACAACAATCTCAAGAGGTTCGCCCTCTGGTGCATTAGCGGAGTCGAAAAGATTAGCCATTATTTGTACCCATGCACAAAGCCGCTACGTTTAGGCATTCTTGGACCCCTAGACGGACGTGAAGTTTCATCGGATAATAACCTATTTTGTGCCTGTTTGTAAACTGCCTCAATATTGAGGTTCAATACGGCCAGTGCGGCGGTCGCGTACACCCTACAATCCAAGGCTTCATTCCTCTGCCGAGTCTTTACCCACTCACGTCTTGGGCGACCCTTAAAATACTTTGTTATCTTCTTTTCCGCAGTCAACATGCGAAAATATTCAGCATTGCGCCCCTCTGGAAAGTGGCAATAACCATCGCCCTCATCTTCCATTTTGAGGCGAGCATACACTAATTCTTTGGCAGTGTCAGTCCCCACAGGGAAAAGGTTTATCTTTCCAATGTTATTCTTGGTTGGGCGCCCAATGATAGGCTTGCCCTCGCCGCCAACGCCCTTAATCGCGAAAACTCTGCGGCCAGACCTTTGCCGCGCATAATTGTAAACCTGCTGCGTATAATGACCGCCAGAGTCAATGCAGGAGGATCGGATAACCATTTCACCGTGTAGAGGGTGCGTAAAAGTCTTTTGCAGAATACTGTCGAGCCTTATCCACAATTCAGACGTTGATGGGTCGCCGTAAAGCGTATTATACGCCAAAGACCAACTTTCCTCACCTCTGCCCCAGCCAACAACCTCAATCTCCAAACGATCATCCTGAACGTCAATGCCAGCGGTCATCAGCAAGACCTCTTCCGGCAATTCCTCGCCCCAATCCTCCCGACGATCCATTAGGTCCATCTCGTCAACCTTGTCCCCCTGTTCCTCCCAAGTCTCCCCAAGAAAAGTGTTGACCCAGGTTTTAAGTCGCAT